AGCAATCCATCGTTAAACAAAACGTAAAACTCATTTTCAGCAACCGCCTGGTTAAACTCTAAATATTGCAACCACCAATCAACTGGCTTGCGATTTTCGTCCAACACCTTGGTTGCCTCAAGGTAGCCAAACGGATTTAAAATTTTGTCCTCATTCATGCTGCAAGATAAAAGCATAAAAAATGACATGGAAAAAAAAGATTGCGTTTTGATTAAAATATTTTTAGAAATTGTTTGGAATCAAAGAAATAAATAATAATTTCGTTTATTCATTTAAACAAAACCCCTATGAATTACGAATCAGAAACACATTACGACCAAGAAGTAAATTTTATTTACGAGGGCCACGAGTACGTTTGGCAAGGCGACTACATAGTTACCAACTGCGGCGAAGACGAAAGCGAGTACGCGCCAGGATATGGCGAAACAGAAATTCAAATTCAGCATACAAATAGCCTATCTTATTACGATGAGGCGACCGACGATGTAATTGACGTAATCCCAACGCCAAGCATTTTGTTAGAATTAGAAATAGAAATAGAAAGAAACCTTTAAACAACAAAAACCTATGAAAGAGTTAATTTTAATCCAAGCGGAGTTAAAAGCTCCAAAAAACCAGTACAATTCCTTTGGGAAATACAAGTACCGATCCGTTGAGGATATTTTAGAGGCGGTTAAACCGTTGCTTTTAAAATACGAATGCACCTTAATAATTGAGGACGAAGTTAAAGAGGTTGGCGGCATTGTTTTTATTGAGGCAACCGCCAGCATTCAAAAGGAAGGCGATGGCAGAATGGAAGGCCGAGCGGTAACGGCCCAGGCTGGCATTGACATTAACCGAAAAGGTATGGACGTGGCCCAGTCGTTTGGATCATCGTCTAGCTATGCTCGTAAATATGCGCTTAATGGTTTGTTTTTAATTGACGACACTAAAGACCCAGATTCGACAAACGACCACGCGCCAAAGGTTGCAATGGTTGTAAAGCCAAAGCCAACCGACGAGCAATTTGCTTTTATAGTTAAATATCTTAACGGAACGGACGCCCAGCAAAAGCAAGCTAAAGAGGCGATAACGAAATACGAATTTACACAAGATCAAAAAGACACTTTAGACGGATTAATATAATGGCAAACTTATATGAAATAACAAGAGAGGCTCAAGAGTTAGCCTTTCTTTTGGAAACCGAAGAGTTAACTCCCGAGTTGGAGCAAATGCTAGTAATCAACCAGGAGCAACTCCAGGCAAAAGCTGGCAACTATGCCAAGGTAATTGCAAATATCCAAAGCGATAGCGATGCAATCGACCAAGAAATAAAGCGATTAAAAGCAATGAAAGACAGTAAGGACCGAGCCATTACAAGGCTAAAGGACGCGCTTAGGGAGGCAATGCTAGTAAGTGCAATCGATAAAATAGAAAGTCCTTTATTTAAGCTCTCTTTGCGCCGTAGCGAGTCGGTCGACGTAGACATTGTGGAGGCCTTACCTAGCCAGTTTGTTAACATTAAAAACGTAATAACCGCTGACAAAGTAGCAATCAAAGAAGCCATTAAACGCGGCGAAAATATTACTGGCGCTAGAATAATCGAAAACTTTAACCTACAAATCAAATGAGAAATTACCTGTATTTAGGCAAGTTTATACAACGCCCTGGGGACCTAGCGCCCAAGGGCGTAGCCTCAACCTACAACGAAGAGAAATTAAGCTTTAACGAAACATTCGAAAGATTATGGAACTTGATGCGATAATGCAACAAATTAAGGCGCTTTACTTGGAAGGATTGACGCGAAAAAAGATAGCCAAAACGCTTGGCTTAGACGACCAAAAAGTTGGATATTTGCTTTACACCAAAATGAAGTTGCACGAGCTTTACCCTCGAAAGTTAATGGACGAGAATATTTTTCAAATCCTGACAGACCACCAAATTAGTCGCATTTTAACTTTGGCAACTTATGGCTATTGCTGCCGAGAAATAGCAGAGGATCAAAACATAGAATTTCGCAAGGTTAAAAAGCTGCTAGACGTTGCCCAGGCTAAAAACATGATTGAGAAAAAAGTATAAATTCTTTTTTATTCCTAAGATTCTTTTAATATTTGTTAAACATTTAAACAAACATCAATGAAAAAAGCAGTTAAAGTAATCGGAAAAATCATTTACACAGTACTGGCTTTGTCGCCAATCTTTGCGCTGGGTTATATGCTCGGCTTAAAATTATTATAAATACCTAAAACCAAACACACTTATGCAAAATCTAGCTTTAAAAATTAGACAAACAACAACGACAACGGTTATAATGCCGCGCTACTTTGTTAGAAGCCAAGGCGATTATTACAAATTAATTGACGAAAAAACCTACATAAACGTCGTTTACTACGGCGAAGACGTTTTACAATATTCATTGTATTTATACCCTAAAATCGTGGTTCATTCAACTGATTTATTGCACGGATTAGACGTTATGACTTTACAACAAATAACAGAGGATGAATTTTTTACCGCGTATTATGAGGCTAAAAAATTAATAGAAAAACTTGCCGAATTATGAAAGCAATAGACTCACAAAACGCGCTAATAAAAGGCTGGCTTTTAAACGGCTATTCAATAACGCAGCTGGAGGCTTTGACCCAGTTTGGATGCTTTAGGCTGGCTGCTAGGGTTGCAGACCTTAGAGACCAAGGTTTTCACATTATTACGGAAATGGTCACTTTACAAAATGGTAAGCGAGTTGCACGTTATACTTGTTTAAATAAAAAAATGCGAGAGGCTGCTGAAAAAATCAAATTGGATTTATGAGAGGACGCAATCTAACTGAATACGAAAAAGAATTAATCTTTGAGGCCTGGCAAGACCGCAAGCAAATTAAAGTAATTGCACAAGAAATGGGCCTTTCCTACGGTTGTATTTATTTTCAACTAAAAAGGCGCTCGCTAGTTGGTTAAATCGAAAAGATTTATATTTGTGTATTGAATGGAACATTTGAGAGGTCGGAGCCTTAAATGTTTCATAGGTGAAATTCACCCAAGGCCCATCGACTCCGACACGATAGGGCCTTTTTTATTTTATGCAAGGAAAAAAATCATTTGTATTGTACACGGACCAAAGAGAAATCTTTGAAGAGCTTACAGACGAGCAAGCTGGCAAATTAATTAAGCATATTTTCGGATATGTTAACGACGACAATCCCGAAACAGACGACAAGTTTATACGCCTGGCTTTTCTACCAATTAAGACCCAGTTAAAAAGGGATTTAAAAGTTTGGGACGAAAAAAAGTATTTAAGATCAGAGGCTGGTAAAAAGGGAGGTCTAGCAAAAGCTAGCAATGCTAGAAATTACCTAACAAATCCTAGCAATGCTACAAATTCTCTAGCAAACCTAGCTGTTAATGTAAATGGTAATGTTAATGTAAATGATAATGTTAATGTAAATGGAAATGTAAATAAACAAATAGGCGCTGGCGCTCTTTTTTCTTTGGAGGATGTCTTTAATGATTTTATAAAAGAAAAGCCTTTAAAACGTCCCTACTTTGAAAGAATGGCTGAGGTACATTCAACCGATACAGATAACATTGAAAAATTGTTTAAAAAATGGGCGGTTTTAAAAGAAGGTGAAAACATGACAATTGCCAAGGCTGAAAATAGTTTTAATCTTTACATTGGCAATAATTTAAAAACCAGTTACAAGCCAGTTGAAAAGTCAAAAACCTACAACGTTTTCGACGAACTTTACGAGGATTTACAAAAACAAAAATTATTAAAAAATGAATGAGACAATATTAACGCACCTCCGAAAAATGGAGTTTGTTTGTGGCCTTAAACAATTTAAGGAATACAAAAAAGAAGAGGCAAACGAATTACTTGGTTGCCTAAGCAAATTATTTGGATCTTATGGCTGGATGACAGAGGACCGAGTTAACTACATTTTGCACGCTGGGATGCGTGGCCAGTACGGCGATTTTTACCACGTTAACGAAAAGACGGTAAGTGTTTGGATAAATCAATATTATGCGCACCACCAAAGCCAAATTGTGCAAGAGGTCCAAGCTTTAAACAACAAAGAAAAGGAGCCAAGCAATGAAGAGATTGCGTACTGGATTGAGATTGGAAAGCAAACGTTTCGAGACAATTACCAGGAGGCCAAAGAAACGGGAAATTGCAAGCACCTTGCCGACTGGGGAATATATTGGTTTAACAACTTCCAAGAAAAAGGAATTTTAAAACCTTGGGAGTTTAACGTGCAAGAAATAGAAAGCGACGTGCGTAAGGAATTGCGGTTAACAACCAGGTACGTTGAAGAGTCGACAGTTGGCGCCAAGACAAAAAATAAGATTTGGAAATTGTTTATTTTACAGGCAATTAAGGACAATAAAAATTTAGATCAATTAATTTAAACAAAACAACTATGAGCAAAATTTACGGCGGAAACGCAAAAATGATTACCACAAAGTATGGCGATATTTGGACAATTAGCCAGTCAAGAAAAGATTTGGAAACTTTGTTAAAGTTTATGAACGACAACGATACTGAATGGGTCAACTCATCGGTAAAGGAAAAGCAAGAAAAAGTAGAAGGCAAGGCAACGCATTATTTGGAAGTTTGGCAAAAGGAAGCCGTACAAGTGGCAAACAAAAACGAGGGCAATTTTAAGCCGACAGAGAAACGCATTGTCGAAAACGATAACTTACCTTTCTAAATGAAAAAAAACGATTTGTACGCAATCTTTGCGGCGCTTGTAGGCATTGCCTTACTTGCGTTGCTAAAGGTTTCTAGCTTGCTGCTATTTATTGTTGCCTTGGCATTGTGGACTTTGGCTTGGTCATGGGTTTATAAAAAATGCAAATGATTAGTTGTAATTTAAATTATAAGCCGCTAAGCATAAATGAAGCCTGGCAAGGCAAACGATATAAAACGGAAGCTTACAAACAATACGAAAAGGACTTGTTGTTTATGTTTCCAAATGGCAAAATTGATCCAACGCAAATGCTAAGAATTGAGTTTTTCTTTGGCTTTAGCAATCAAGCTAGCGATCTTGACAACCCAGTCAAATTGCTTATGGATATTGCGCAAAAAAAGTACGGCTTTAACGATAAAAACGTTTTTGAGTTAAACGTTCGTAAATGCCTAGTTGACAAAGGCGACGAATTTATACAAATGGGCATTTATAAATTATTGCCGTTTTAAACAAAAATCTTGTTTTTAACTTGTATTATTATCGGAATCCTATATTTGCCTAAAGAATAAGCAAATGAGCATTTACGAGGGATTATTTATACGAAAGGCACGCAAAGCCGCTGGCTACACGCAAGAACAATTGGCCGACAAAATAGGACTGTCTTTGGCGCCAATTAACCAGGTAGAAAACGGCTGGGAGTCTATAAGCCTAAACAGACTTAGACAGATTTGCGAGGCAATTGGCTTGGAGGTTGTAATAAAAATAAAAGATGCCAAGAATACCGCCAGTTAAAACCGACTATTCGTTAGAAATTAGATACCGACTAAGGGACGGCAATTGGTCGCCATGGTCTAACAAAGGAAAAGGTAAATTTGAATGCATCGAATTAGTCCAGCGACAAATTAGAACGCTGGCAGCATCTTACCAGGGCCGAGAAAAAGAGGTGCGCTTTGAATGGAACGGGAAACTTTGCAGTTTTACTGGCGAGCAAACTGGCCAAACAATTTTATTAATGTAGTGATTTTGGGTTTGTTGATGTTAAAAGGCTTGGGTTATGCTCAAGCTTTTTTTTAAAATTTAAAAAGATATGAAAATAAACAATTTAGGTTTTTGGGAAACAACGGACGCAACTGGTCACATTTACGATCTAAGCATTGCAGCCGCTTTGTCCAATTATTTAGCAGAAAAACAAGCCAAGACAGTTGTGGATTTTGGTTGTGGGATGGGTGACTATGCCAAAGCTTTTAAAGCTGACGGCTATAAGGTGGAGGCATACGACGGCAACCCTAATACCGAAACGCTAAGCAATGGAATTGGCAAGGTGCTAGATTTATCCAAGCCGTTTTATTTGCGTAAAATGTTTGACGTTGTTTTATCGCTGGAAGTCGGCGAACATATACCAGCGGAATTTGAGCAACAATTTATGGACAACATTTGTAAGCACGCCAAAAAGCATTTGGTTATTAGCTGGGCAATTGAGGGCCAAGATGGAGACGGACACGTTAATTGCAAGAATAACAACTACATTATTCAGCAAGTTAAAGAACGTGGTTTTACCTATAATTTTAACGATAGCGAAAAGATAAGAAAGGCCGCAACAAATGCGTCTTGGTTTGGCTACACAATTATGGTTTTTGATAGGGTCTAATTTCGGTTAGACTTTTTTTTGTTAAATTAATTAAATAATAAAAATTAAATATGGCTGGTAATGGCGGAGCAAGATTAGGAGCTGGTAGAAAAAAAGGAATAGGCGTAACCTCTAGCATTGAAAAACACGTTTACAAATTTGTTGTTGAGCTTTTACAAGACGACTTGGTTAGGGCAAAAGCCGTTAAACAATTGGCTTTATCTTTTGATTCTGAGCAAGAACAATATTTATACATTATCAAAAACGGAAATCTTTTTAAAGTCGGTTATTCGTCCAATTTTAAAAATAGGATAAAAAACTATAAAGCGCATTTAGGAAAAGTTGATGTAATTTTGTTGTACAAAACGGACAAGGCGTTTGAAATTGAAGCTGAATTTCACCAAAATCAATTAGATGCCCTTGGCGTTAATTCTGAATGGTACGAGTTTAGTGAATCGCAATTAGAAAACGCAATTCGTTACCTTACGCAAAAAGTTTATCAAAATGGATGGTAGAAAAAACAACGGCGGACATAGTACCAAAGGGTTTGCTGGCAGACCTACAAAAGCCGATGAGATTAAAATCATCGAGCAAATGGACGCGGTTGCCGTTCCAGCTAAGATATGGGCAGCCCTATTAGATCGCTGCGAGAATGGAGACACCCAGGCGATTAAGACCTGGTTAAATTATCGCTTTGGTATGCCACGCCAGCAAATCGATGTCACAACTTTAGGAGAAAAAGTGACGCCGCCAATAGAGTGGCTTAAATCCAAATAATGGAATCAATCAAGTTACTAGACAAATACCAGCCTTTATTTTTAGAGGACCCAAAAACGCGTTATTATCTTATAACTGGCGGTCGTGGTTCGGGCAAGTCTTGGACATTGTCTATGTTTCTTTTAAACCTGACTTACGACGAGGGCCATGTAATTTTATTTACTCGTTGGACTTTGACAAGTGCGTTTATTTCGATTATTCCTGAATTCATCGATAAGATTGAGTTGATGAATAAGTTGGATGATTTTGAAATTACCCAAAGCGAAATTATTAACAAGGCGACTGGATCAAAGATTTTATTTCGTGGCATTAAGACCAGCCAAGGCACGGCAACGGCTAATTTAAAGTCAATCGCTGGCGTTACTACTTTTATTCTTGACGAATCCGAGGAGTTAATGGATGAAGACGTTTTCGACCGAATCGATTTATCTATTCGTGCCATAAATAAGCCAAACCGAGTTATACTTGTTATGAATCCAAGCTACAAAAGTCATTGGATTTATGGCCGATTTGTAAAGCTAACGCGCGACGATACTACTTACATTCATACAACATACTTGGACAATGTCCAAAATTTGAGCCAGTCGTTTATTGACCAGGCAAAACGCGTTGAACAAGAAAACCTCCATCGTTACGAGCATTTATTTTTAGGCAAATGGCTAGACGATGCCGAGGGATTGCTTTGGAATCGACCAATTATTGAACGCGCAAGGGTAATCGCAAAACCTGACTTGTCGCGCATTGTGGTTGCTATTGATCCAGCAACAACCGCCTCAATGAATAGCGACGAAACTGGTATAATTGTTTGCGGTACGGATGCCAACGGCAAGGGTTATGTACTTGAGGATTTAAGCGGCAAATATTCACCAACGGAATGGGCAACGGTATCATTGCAAGCATTTAAAAATTGGAACGCTGATTGCATAGTTGCAGAAAAAAACCAAGGCGGCGACATGGTCGAAAGCGTTTTGCGGTCGCAAAATACGACCGCAAGAATTAAGCTTGTAACGGCAACAAAAGGTAAGTACGTCAGGGCGGAGCCAATTTATTCGCTTTATGAGCAACACAAAATTTTTCACGTTGGCAGTTTTCCAATTCTGGAGAATCAAATGGTTACCTTTGAGCCTGACAAAGGCAAATC